TGTGACTGGCAGCAGGGCGTACCCTCTGGACACAAATGGACTGCTTTAATTGACAGTCTGATTAACAGAGCTGAGACTTTGTATGCTATAAGACAACTTAACATTCCTCTAGATTGTGGAATGTGGCAAGGAGACGACGCAGCTATAATAGTACATTGTACTAAAGAACAAGCCGGCGCTTTACCTTCAACCTTCGCTTCCATGGGATTATCGGTGAACGCAGCTAAGACTTGGATTAGCGATAAACGATTTGAATTCCTGCATGAGGTGCATGGACCTGAGGGGGCATGGGGCTTCCCTGCCAGAATAGGTCGTTCCTTATTATGGAATAAGCCTATACTTGGCAGTGGGGGCTACACTCCTCCTCACCTTCAGGCGACTGAAATGTGGGATGTGTATCGTAAAGCTATTCGACGCGGCCTTAGCGTGGAAGAACCTTTCCTAAAGAGCGTATTACGTTGGTCCAAATCCGACAAGAAAACATGTCTTGAGTTCTTGAACACACCGCTAGCTATGGGCGGCGGTGGTTTGGGAGCTACAGGGCGAATCGCGGCATCTTGGACTAAACCTAAGGTAAAGTATAATTTCATCAAAATATGCACACCTATCCGTATGTCGATAGGTAATACCGACCTTGACAAAAGGGCTATTGCTCGTGCTGTCGTGCGGAGAATAGGAGAAGCAGCTCCTATTCCAGTTAAACCGGCGACACTGAACTTGTTCAGAGTAAAAGGATCAAGCAATATGTCAGAAATAAAACCTGCAATTCAACGAGTACCAAAGACTGACTGGGTGCTTTTTGATTGTAATTCGGTCGATGCGTGGAGATATAAATTATTATTAGAATACTATTTGACATCTGGCGATGCTATACCCAAGTACCTTGTGGCCAGTAAGGCCTTATTGGAATCTCGTATGGGATGGGATTCTGCCATTAGGTTAATTAACAAATGGTCAGATTATAGCATTTGCTTCGCGAACTCCTACTCTTCAGGGGAAAGTTTCGCACCTATAGCCGACTGGACTAACAAAGTTTGGGCTGGTATATTGTCGCACACTGCGATGTACCGCACTAACGGAAGTAGACTTGTCGATGAAGCGTCAAGACTAGCTTTTGCAGCTTGGCAATTAACACAGCAATGCTTAGCCGGCATGCGTGTTGCGGTGTAGTTGGGTAACCACCACCGGTAGAGATAGGGTGGGTCATAGATAGAGTTACAGTTGAACGTTCCGGAGGTTATATCACGTTTTGAACATCGAACGGGGTATAGCGCGGAATTTAAGAGAGGGCAACTTCTCTTGAATTCCAATGTCGAAGGATAGGCACTCGCCGAATCTCAGACCATAGAGCTCAAGCCGTTTCTCGCTCTATGCCTTTAGTGGTTGTTACTTTATGTAGCGTACCGCGACAATGAATCGCAGCGGTGCTCCTCAGTGGATCTTGGACCAAGTGAAGCTGTTGCTGACCTGACGTATTACACCCTAGCCACAGTATCTCTATACCAGTTGGCGTTTCGGTCTTCCGGCAACGGGATGAAGGGTGCGGGCAGGTAGGTGATAAAATCGAGGTTGTCAATTAACCCTTTCATTTGGTTTTCAACCTGTCATCAGATTTTATCACCTAGCAGATACTCCGGAATCAATAGGCTGTAATTTATTCAATACTACTTAACCCGAACTCTACCCATTTTCGCAGATGGTCTGAAGTCGGTGCAGTGCATTAAGAAATTGTCAAAGGTGGTTGTGACGCAGGGTACAGGATTAACGGTTTATCCGGCAGGTTACTAACCCTTTCCTAGTGATCGAGTTTGCTGAGATGGCCCGCTACGCCCCGAACAACAAGGGGACCTGGGGCTGCCATTTAGTGCTTGATCAGGCTGACATTGTGGTGAGGGATCTTGAGGGGCGTACTGCGCTCGGCGCTACTACAAACCAAGGGAACCTCATCGTGGTGAAGGCTAGCCCGCGACACGCTTGAACTCCGTCGGGCGGGTGATCCCGAGGCCAGCGTTGCTTTCGCTGATGCCAATGTATTAATGTATTGTATTGATGGATGATCTGATGTAGGCCAGAACAACTACCTAACAGCGGACAGTGTGGCTGTGGAATCTCTTTTCTGCAGTAGGTCTCTTTCTTCTTTTGGGGTAACTGATTTAAACTGGTATTATGTTATGGCGAGAAAGGATTGGCTAAGTGCGTCCTAACGGAGTGAGAATTTGATAAACGGGCTTCTTAAGGGAACCGCCCGTTTATCACTATTGCGCGTACATGCGTGGGCAAGCTGAAATAGTGCTTGCCCCCATGTATGCGCACTCTCACTCTAATCTCTTAACTTAAACCTTACCAGTTTTCATTTGTTACCTAACGCTCCGACACCCCAACTTTATGCTATCACACGATGTATAGCGATGAAGTTACTGGAGCTTGTTCTTTTCTAAAAACCCCCCAGACCCATGGTCTGCCAAAAGCAACCATGACAAGTACGACTACGGCAATAAACGGAATACAGGGTATTACGAGTTCATCATCATCATCAATTCCTGCTACTAGCAGTGCCAACACTAGCAGTGTTGACGGCGGCACTTCCACCGAAGCCGCAGGAACTGGTCTTCGTCAATTGATCAGTTCCGCTTCCCTAGCCATGTTCAGTCACAGCGGTGACGCGGCTAGATGCGAGTCATCAAAAGCTTTTTGCTCTATCGTGACTCAAGAGCGAATCAACAAAAAGATCGCGTTTTCAAAGTTGTTGTGCAGCCAACAGACTCTGCCAACAAATTTGAACGAGATTCGCTTATTGCGTTCGTCATACTACGAGTATGACGCCTCAACACCCAACTCTGTTCCAGTGAACATTGCACAGTTGGGTAATGCGCCGGCTAACGTGCCTGACATGAGCTGGACGCCCGCCTGGTTTAGTAACACACAACCCTCCCAGGCAATTCTAAAAATCAAATTCGCTTATGAACAAGAGCGAGAGGGTTTTGATGCTGGCTTCCATCGCGGAATGAAGCGCGACCAGCATTTAATGGACTTGGCTGTC